TTTTTTTGTCTTTAATTCTCTTGTTTCATAATATAACATAATATCTTTAATAGTCTTACTTGGTTGCGAGGTTTTCGAGATATTTTTGATGTGGAACTACTCCCCATTTCCAATCTGGTGGTTCTTCATATAAGATTTCATCATCTTGGTTATCTGCCATTTTATTAAACCAACAGAATGTATCAATACCAGTGGATTCATCTTTAAGTTTAGTAAAAACTTTCTGTGTTTTGAAATTTAATTCATTAAGATACTTAAGTTCATCATAAACACTACCAAGTTGAATTGTGTTTGCTTTTGTTGGTGGTGAAGTCCATTTGCTTCTATCATAAGTATTTCTTAGTGAATATTGTCCTGATTCAATTTCATCAGCAATTCGTTTTGATAGTTCTGCTAATCTGTAAAGTTTGTCTGCTATATCAGATAGTATATTACTATCTTTCATTTGGGGTGAAGTCCTCGCGTTATAGTCTAATTGCTTAGATGCTTCAAGTGGTCTTAGAACGCTTTCTAACTTTTCGAGAGAATAGCTAAAAGTCTTGATAAACATATCATATCTCATGCGAGGTTATCTCCTTTAGATAAGTCTATCTTTGGTCCTTGAGTGTTCTTTAAGCGATTGTTAGTATCACAGATTAGCCAATTAGGAGAATTCTCTATTCTGTTTTGAAGATTTAATAGTGTTTGAATCATAGCTCCTATTTCATTGAAATTTAGCTCTTCTAGGATCGCGAGGGAATCAAGTGTAGAGCGGCTATTAAGTTCTAGCTTATCTGATCCATTAGCTATAGGCTCTAACTTTGTTTTGACTGCGAGGTTCACTTCTTTTATTTCAGATATAAACTTTGCAAACTTCATTATTAATCCTTTAGGTAACTTTAGTTTGTTTGGAGATATAGTGTTGTATAGAAGTATGTAATTTTTTGGATTGTTCTTGTTGAGTGTAAGTCTACTAGAGCCATAGTGTGTGTAGGTGTGTTTAACTTGCAATGCACATGGCTCAGACAAGCACATTCCATGCCAACACATAATTAAACATTAATAACTCTTATATTAACCTATATCTACTTGATGATTAAATTTCCCCTTCTCAATCATTTAGTAATAACTGAGAGGGAGAAACTACTACTGCGATAGAGTTTCTCTTGTATTAAGAAGCAATTTAAAGTTGTTCAATAAGTCTTACCCTCACAGACAAAGTAACTGTTATCCTACAATTAAAACTTCTTAAGTTCATGCGAGACTTCAACTCTTCTTAATTCGACCATTACAGTCTAATATAGTGGGATGACCTTACGCCACTTAGCATTACTGTTAGTTTCATATAGTGAATTTAGTATTCTAACAACATTACTAGCTTACTAGCAAAAGGGGCTTTACACCCTATTCTTTGTTAGACATTAGCTCACTCTACTACTTCTAGTTTGAGTATAGTTTTACTAAACCTTACGGTTCTAATGCTTTAACACTTATAGTTATGACAAGTCTCTTAACCCCGCAGATGTTGCAAAGTTAAACACAAATAGGGCAACTCCCATTATAGAAGTTGCCTTGATTTGTGTTCAGCTAGACTTTTCCACTAACTCTTTTTGTTCCTTCAGCTCATTCTTGAGAATCTTGAGCAGACGAGTAAACTTAGTTTTATCGTCTGTGAGTTTCTCAATCTTGGTTTCGATTGCTTGGCGTTGCTCCAAATCCTTTGGCTGCATTGCTTCAAGCTTACCGATAGCCGTATCAGTTTCGACAATCTTCCAGTGTAAATCCTTACACTGATCTTCGAGACTGCCCAAACGGGAATAGGTTCGAGTCTTAGCGCGAGATACATTTAAATCTCGGAAGCTTACACGAACTTTAGCACCGCTTTGGCGAGTGAGATTGTAGCCGTCATCAGTTAAAGCTTTGGTAGCTAAAACTGGTAGAGCTTCAATTTCACCCATGATGGTTTTCGCAATACCATCAGGCAATCGGGCTTTACTGTGAATACTGCAAAGAGATTTAATCTCCTTACAGACCTTAGTGAACAGAACACCGCTTTGGAAGTTAAGTCCACCGTTTTTAGTGGTCGCGTGGCGAAACACTATCTCTTTAACTCTGAGAACATCAAAGTTATCGAGAGACATTCCCGGTGATGCGAGTTCTGTTGCATTAGATGCAATTGCTTTGGACATAGTTTTATTGGATTGATTGTTTACATTCCATCTCCCGTTAGATGTTAACGAGCCATGGAGTTAAACTATCCAAAGTCTAGCTTTATTAACGCGGACGGGTTATGTTCGATAACCTTACAACGTTAAATGTATTGACACCTTTTCAGTATACAATAATACTACTGCGTGCTACATTATCAGATGTAGACGTAGGATTTCCGCGCTATCCTAGAAGCACCTGCTAAAGACATAGCCTAGATGTTAGGCAACCTGTAGCCGGTTACTGAAGACACCATCGCATATTCAGGTTCAAAATCCAAGACAAATTTACATCTTTTTAAATGTAAATTAGTTACAATCAAACTAACAATAACGCTACTTAATAAATGTGACCGAAATAATCTCGTCCAGAAAGGCCTACCTTCTCTTAGAATTTTCCATATAAAATTCCAAAAATAGCCCTGAGTTAAAATAACTTTAACTAGAAGTGGCATAGCAAGTGCTACTCAGACAGATAGTGACAACTTTGACAGATTTAGTAAATGAGTCCCTCAAAAGGAACTTGTTGCACAACATAGTTCTTAGGAATTCTGAAGTTGTCTTTCTTATAGAAAATCTCGGAAGATTAGGAACTGCATCTGCAAAAGAAGCAGCTCTGCTGAAAGGTATAGTTGATAAGTTGAATGTGAGTCGGTATGATAAGTGAAGCAATAAAAGCACTTTACGAAAACGACAATTTGTCCCCAGAGCAGATATGCGAAGCTCTTGGAGATGAAATGTGCATAGAATCCGTAAAGATAAGCTTGCTTCAAAATAGTGCTAAATACCGACAGGATATTAAGACTCCAGAAAATAATAAAGATTTCACAGATGACGAACTAGAAACTGCCAAGATTACAATGGCTAGATGCATGAATGCTGAAGATGAGCATCTCGCGTTCAAGGCAGCTAAATTTGTCTTTAACGAAAGAAAAGGTCGCCACAACGTAAGATCGTTGCTTAAAAACGTTAATCTAAATGTTAATTTAATTAATGTTCAGATGCAAAAAGCTCGTGAAGCAAAAACTCGGGCTTTAACAAAGAGTCAAGAACATAGCAAAGAACTTGTAGTTGAAGTGGTTGAAGAGAAATGAACTTTAAAGCAGTAGTTCAAATGCCCGTTTCGGAACAAGCTAAAGCTACACCAGCTCAGATTGTAGAAGGGAACTTGAAACTTGCTGTATTTATGGCTAATCAGTTTGCTGCTGGTGATTATAATAAAGTAGATGATTTGGCACAAGAAGCAGCTATTGGTTTACATATTGCTGCTCTAAGATTTGATCCATCTAAAGGTGCAAGTTTTGGAACTTATGCTGGTTATTGGATTAAACAACGAATTAAACGTTTTCTTCAAGATAATAACACAGTCATTCGAGTTCCAAATCATCAATATGATAAAAACAAAGACAAAAAGAAACGAAAGTTTACTCAAGCAGCATTAAATGCAATTTATGGAGTGTTTTCTATTAGTGATATAAAGCTTGAAGATGAGGAAGGAGAATTTGAAATTAAAGATGAAAACGCTGTTGATCCATCTTTAAATTTATCAAATGCTGAATACAACTTACTAATAACAAAGCTGATGCAAACAGCTCTTTCAGAACGAGAACGTGTTATTCTAACTGAAAGATTCAATCTCGAAAACAAATATGATAAGCGCCCAACTTTAGATGATCTTGGGGCTAGATTTAACTTAACACGCGAACGAGTAAGACAAATTCAAAATAATGCTCTTAAGAAACTGCGAGCTAAATTAGAACTAGAAACAAACCAATGAATTTTTGGGATAAAGTAGAAATGATCTTAACTATAGGATTGCTATTATTTACGATCTATTTCTTAATTTTTCGCACATATGGATTTTAAGAAATACCTCGCGTTCATGTTATTGCTAATTTCCGTTTACTTTGGAAATGCATACACCCTAAGATTCGGATGGCGAGCAAACGAAGAAATAAACGTAGTTAAATATAGGCTGACTTATTGGACTACAAATTCTACAAATTATTTAGATATAGCTGGAAGAACAACCACAAACACAAGTATTCTACTCTATAGCACTAACAGCTATTATTTTCAACTTCAAGCGGTCACAGATATAGGTCTTGAAAGCGATCCAACAAGTCCTCCTCTCTTTACTCCAATAATAACACCGCCTGTTGATTTTCGTATAATCGGTGTTCAAGTTAGCACTAATTTATCAAGTTGGAATACAATTCTTCAGTTCACTAACTTTGCATCTGTTGGAATTTCAAATGAGTTTTATAGATTAACAATTAAATAATATGGCAAAACAAAAACCTAAAACACGTGAAGAATCTAAGAATAAACCGTTATTTTCAAATTCACTTCAGCAATCAAGACATGATTTGAAAGTTGAAAATCCACAATATCAAACTATTGTAGATTATAAATTGCGAACACACGGAAGAATTAATAATCCGGTTTAGTATGGATATTATTAAACGGAATATCCTGTTATATAAACTTAGAAATCCGTTTTTTAAGCTTGTATTTCTTGAGAAGTGTAAGAATATTTTCTTCAGAAAGGAAAATCAATCTATACTAGATATTCTGTTTCCTAAATATGTAAAAAGAGTAGAAGAAACATCTTCTTCGGTATTAGGAGATATACTTACTTTTTGCGCTACTTGGATTCAATCTGAAGAAAGAGCTGAATTAAATTGGACTTATTCTGGATTAGAGCCTGCATTTTTTCATATAGAGCATGATCTTAATTTTAGTGAGAACTGGGATACTACAGAGAATGTTGGTCCTACTCTTAGAACAACTAATTTTGATGGGACTGGATTTCCTGTTTCAACTCTTATACGTTTTCGTATTGCAAGACATGATAGTGTAGATATTATTCCTCCATTCTTGACAACAGATATATTAGAAATTCAAAACGGAGATTTTGGACCAGTGTGCGACGTTTAACCAAAAGGAAACAAAATGCTAATACAACCTATTATAGATCAGTTAAATATTGACAGAAATATATTTGAATCTATCTGGCAGCAGTTAGGTTTAACTGAAGAAGAGGCCAATCGTCGTGTAAATATCATAGATCATAATATCGAGTCTATGACTAAACTTAATCAAGTGATTGGTGACACAGATTTGCTTGGATCAGTAATTAGGTCTGACCCTTAATGATCTATCCCGGCAGTTTAGAATTAGACGACGCGGAAGCCAATCCTTTAGAGGAAACTGGCTTCCGCGCTCTCGAATTTGCTGATCCGGCTGAACTTGTATGTTTCTTTGATCCACAAATAAATGCAGGAGAAGTAACATTACATCCTTGGCAAGTAGAAGTTACAGAACAATTAGCAGCAGCTAGACCAACTTCTAAGAATCCATATAAGTTTGCATTATGCGCTGCAAATGGAAGTGGGAAAGACTACTTTGTAATAGCACCATTTGTAATTTGGTTTGCTCTTACTAAAATACAATCATTATGTGTTATCACATCTAGCTCTGGAGTTCAGCTTACATCTCAGACTGAAAACTATATTAAACGTTTAGCAGAGAAAGTGAACTTGTTTTATGGTCAAACGATCTTTAAAATTAGACAACGTTTTATATACTGTTCCCTCACTGGTAGTGAAATCAGGCTTTTTGCAACCGATGAAGAAGGGAAAGCGGAAGGTTATCATCCGCTCGAACCGAATAAAGAATTTGCAATCATAGTAAATGAAGCTAAAACAGTTGCACCAGAAATCTTTCGCGCTCTTAGAAGATGCACTGGTTATAATTATTTTATTGAAGTTTCAACTCCCGGCGAACCTTCAGGAGATTTTCATAGACACTTTACTTCGTGGCAAAAGTATGAATATGAAAATGCAGCAGTTAAGTTGTCACGAACTCGTAGAGTTAATTACTATGATTGTCCACATCTTTCTGAAATTGATTTCGAGGAAGATAAACAAGAGTTCGGAGAACATTCAGCTTTATTCAGATCGAAATGGCTTGCTTTATTTACTTCGATGGGAGGCCAAACAGTAATTGGCTCCGACAACATAGATAAATGTATCAAGACTAATTGTCCTTGGATATTTAAGAAATGGCCTAAAAGAGTTGGAATTGATTTTGCAGCAGGTGGAGATGAAACTGTAGTTTCTATTTGGCAAGGAAATAAACGTATTGCGCAACTTGCATTTCGCGAACGAGATACAGTAGTCGCTACTGATTTTATAGATAAGTTTCTTGGAAAGAATAACATTCCTAAAGATCATATTTACATTTGGGCAGATGATGGTGGTATTGGTCGTGGTTACATAGATAATCTTCAGCGACTCGGTTATACTGGTATTAATAGGATACTTAATAATCATGCTGCTCTTCGCAAAAAAGAATTTGGTAATCGTGGTGCAGAACTTTGGTTTAAGTTCGCTCGTCTTATTCAAGAATGCGTTCTCATATTACCTGTAGATGATGAGAGAGGAATGACTCAGTTAGCACAAAGATACTATAGAGAATCTACTGGTGGACGCTTTTTCTTACAAAGTAAACCTGAAGCTAAATCTGAAGGTAGACCTTCACCAGATAGAGCAGATGCAGATGTTTTAGCTTTTACTGATTTAAGTCTTGATGACTTTCTTAAACCTGAAGAAGAACCCAATAAATCAAAGAATAAATATATGGGAACTACTCTTGAGGAAATTGAATCAAATTTGGATAGTGATGACACTCCAAAACATCGACCAATTAAAGGCTCTTCAAGAGTCATGTTAAAAAATCATAATAAAGGAAATTCAATATGGCAAAAGAATTGATAGCTCCAGCTCCATTTAAAGATGAACGTGAAAAGTCTGTTAAAATGGATGACGAACTTCAACATGTAGTCAATTACATCAAGAAGTGTAAAGAACCAAAGAAGTTAGACTTTATCCGCGAAATGATTTATGCTCACGAAGCTGAACTTCGAGCTGAGAAGATGCTCAAAGATAAGCCCAAAAATAAATTAACAGATAAGCCGATGGAATATGAGGATGACGAAGTTTAGTAAAATTACTGTTCACGCCTCATTAAATGATCAACCTGCTTGTGGAGTCTTGAGTGATTCCACAAACATAAAATTTAATTGCAAGAATTGTAAACGGATTATTAAAAGTAGTATTCGATTAAGGAAAATCTTTTATGGCAACAGAAGCACCAGTGGAAAAAACTCCAGAAGAAACTGAAGCATACGATAAGAAGTTTAAGTTCTCGCAAGTTAGAACTAACCTTCAAGGTATCGTAGATTATTTCAGAAAAGAAGTGAACGATACTGATATTCGCCGTCAAGAACGCGATCTTGAAATTGGTGATATTGAAGAGATGCGCGAATCTGGTGAACTTAAACCAGATGATACTTTCATTCCTGAGCGAGTAATTAACACTAACATTCGTCGTGAACAACCAGACTATGTTAATTTCTTAACTCAGAGTCAAAGGCTGTTGATTTTTAATTGTCTGAGTAATCCAGATTTAGATACACGTAAATTAGAAATTGACTTTACGCGTGGAATGACTTATAAAGGTTGGATTAAACCACATGTAAGAAGTGTAGATGGAAGTCAAACTCATGGATGGGATTCTGTTGAAGTTACATTTGATTCAACTAAACCATTAAATTGTGGAGTAGAACAAATTGGTCACGATAAATTGTTGTTTCCAAAAGGAACTACAGACATTCAGAAATGTGCTGATTTGCTGCGTGTTTATGATATTACTCCAATGCAAGCAAGAGATTTCATTAAACAGTATGATTTCTCTAAAGACGTGCTTGAAGCTATTTTAGCGAAACGCTCAGGTAATCGTGAGCACGAACATTTACGTATTTATAAGAGATGGTGTAAGTTTGAAGGCGCTGTTTATGTTAGTTGGTTCATGCTTGATGAAGGAGCACAAGATTGGTTGAAAGAACCAATGAAACTTGATTTAGGAATTGCTGAAAAATCAACAGATGAATTAGGTAATGAGACTTGGGTTCCGGTAGATATTAAACAATATCCTGTTTTCATTTTGCCTTATATGGAAGGTGAACAAGATAAGATCGAATCTCTTAAAGGTCGAGTTTATCTTGATGGACCAAAACAAGAAGCTAAAACTGCAATTCTGTCCGGCTATGTTAATGGTTTGCTCCGAGCTTCTGCTACTTACTGCTCACCAAAACAAGATGATGGAAATAATGCACATCTAAAGCAATTAGATATGCCATTAGAGAATGGAGCAATTCTTAATAAGCCTGTAGAATTTTATAACGCTCCATATCCTGATCCAGCAGTTTTACAAGGACTTAATTATTTAGATATTACAAATCAACAAGAAGCAGGTAAAATTGCATCATCAGTCTCTAATCGTAAAGATAGCCGTAAAACAGCAACAGAGTTATCTATTGCGAAGGAAGAGTCTGCTGCTATTGCATCTGTTCCAATTGCACTATTCAGTAATCATGTTCGAGAAGTCTATTCTTTTGCTTGGTTGATTGTTCAGTCTCAAGCACTTCAGGGTCATATAAGATTACTTCTGATTCCACAAACTAATGCGGCTGGAGTGGTTGAATGGGTAAACAATATTGAAATAATTTCACAAGACTTTGAATGTAGAGCAGCAGGTGACGTTGATGTTATTATGCGTGCTCAAACAATCAATAACATGCAGAATGATCTTCCACTCATGATGCAAACTGGTGCAGCTAATGAGTTTATTGGTGATCTTGTTCGTCTTAAATATCCAGAGAAAGGTGAACGTTATGCTATGTTGATTGAGCAAGGTAATAGGCAAAAAGAACTTATTGCTCAACTTTCACAACTAATCAAAAGTTCTATAACATCAGAAATGTTGGCTCAAATGCCACTTGAACAACAGCAAATGCTTGCTCAACTTGATGCACAAGTTCAACAAGAATTAGCACCACCACAAATAGCTGCATGATGGAATTTTTAGCACGACAAAAGTTTCGCTTTGATTTAGGACAAAGTATCTTTAACATTATTACGTTAATCTTTGTCCTTATTTCAGCGGGCGATAAGATAAGCTCTTTATTAAAGCTAGAAACCAAATACATGGTATTTATACTTGTTCCTTTGGTTCTATTTGTTGTTTGGCTATTTGGTTATTTCCTAGATAAGAAACGTTTCTTGGCAGCTTATCTAAAAGAATATAATAAACAAAATGAAAAATTAGAAGAAATATGCAAGAATACCCTGAAATAAGCATTATAATACCTGTTTTAGATCGAAATAAAGATAAATATTTAGGGAAATGTCTTGCTTCAATAGCTAACAGTGAGTATCCTATACATAAGATAACTGTCATAATTAAAGAAGGTTTTGGATATAATGAAGGTAAATCTCTTGGTTTAAAAGAGGCTAAGGGCGAATTTATTTGTTTCTTAGACTCCGACAACGTGGTTTTACCAAATTATTTTAAAGATGCAATTGGAACTATCTGGGGGAATGTTTACATATTTAACTGGAGCAGATGAAACTTCGTTACAACCGAAAAGACTATAAATAAACTATGAAGCTATACGACAAAGCTGTAGGAAGATTGCCAAAACCTCCTGAAGAGGAAGAACCACCAGCAGAAGTTGCTCCAAGTATAAAAGAGCAATGGGCTGCTGAAGATGGAACACAACAATTCATAAATCATCTTGCTTATAAACGACAAAATAATTTAGAGCAGGTTGCTAATTACGCTTACCATAATGGCACAATTGGCCACAAGCAAATTTCACAATTAATTGAAGCGGAATCAATTAAACTAGCAATACAAGAATACTTAGAGAAAAGAGAAAAACTAAAAACAGAACAACCAACACAATAATATGTCTCCCACCGGAATCCCTGCAAGTAACATGAAAGAAGGCGATAAATTGCCTGATCTTGAAAAACAACTACCTGATCTTGACGATGAAGAAGATTTACAACAAACGGAAGAAACAACACAAACCGATGACACAAAATCAACGGAAGAAACTCCTGATACAAGCAGAGAAACTAAGAAAGAAGATAAACCTGCTGACACAAAAGCTGGTAAAGATGGAGACAAAAAGGATAGCGCTTTAGACTTTAAAGATTTTAATGATGCTAAAGAAGGTATCTTCAAAAAGAAAAAAGAAGAACCCAAAGACGACAAAACAACTGATGATAATAAAGTTGATGATACCGGCAGAGACTACTCTGGTCTGAGTGAAACAGAAATTCCATTATTCAAGAAAATGGGCAATGCAGCTTTTGCCTATGTTAAGCCTCTTGTAATGGAACAGAAACAACTCAAAGAGACTAACACTCAACTTCAAAAACAAGTTGAAGATTTGAAAGTAGGTAAAGTTTATTATCCAGATTCTATCTACGAGCATGACAGAGCTTATCTATTAACACCAGAATTCGATAGAATTAATAACGATAAGTTAACTGCTGAAGCAGTTTTATCTCATTGGCAGCATCAAGCTGTTCTAATCCGTAAAGGAAAAGACTGGCAAGATATTGAGGATGATGGTAAAGGCAATATGCGTTTACTTCCTCCGAAACCTGCTACAGATGATGACGAAACAGAAGTCAATAATAATATTGCTTTTGCTCAACGTCAACTTGTTAAGACAGAGAAAGTATTTGATGACTTTACTACTGGTTTTAAAGGCCGTCATAGTTCCGATGTTAAAACTCTAAAAGATGCTGAAGCTCAGTATTTTCCTGATTACGATAAACCAGATCATATTACTGCCACAGTCCAGAAAGAAACAATGGAAGGTTTACCCCCTTCTTTCAGGAAGAGTCCTCTTGCTCCCCTTGTTTGTAAACTCGTTGGAGCAGTTCGTCTTTGGCAACATAAATACAATCAAGTTACTAAAGAAAAAGATAAGACTGAGAAAGTTAAAGAACTTGAAAAGAAAAACGGACCAAAAGAAGGTGAAACTTTAGGCACTGGAACTAAACCAGCAAAAACACCAGTTAGTTTTGCTGCTTTTAATGCTGCAAAAGAATAACTTCATGGGGGAGGCTGTGTAGTCTCATAAACTACAGGACTGAACCCTCAACTCGCAATGAGTTAAAGAGCTAGAGTTGCTACACTCTAGCTCTTATTTATAAATATGAATATAAAATTTTGGACTAAATATTATTGGACTGGATTTTGTCGAATTGTCTGCTCTGGCAATTTTAAACGACTGTTTCAGATATTAAATGTTCTTGTCAACAAATGGTTCTACAGCAGTATCTTTTGGTATTATAAAAATCCTAACGAAAGATATTGTGGTATAAACGCTAACTTCTCTATAGCTGATTCATCTCCTGATCATCTCTGTCCTTTTGGAACAAAATACGATAATTCAACTAATCGTAAATTTGTTCTGAAAATGAATAGGTTAGTTAAATCGTATTCACCAGCATTCTTAGACTTAGGTTGTTCTGGTGGTCAGCTTGTTGCAGACTTCAGAAGTATTGGTTGGATTTCTGTTGGACTTGAAGGATCAGATTATTCGTTTAGACACGAACGTGCAAATTGGAAGAAACTAGCTTATAAGAATTTATTTGTTTGTGATATAACTAAATTCTTTCAAATTAGTCCTCCAAAGTTCAGTTTGATAACTGCATGGGAAGTTCTTGAACATATTAAAACAGAAGATTTACATCAAGTATTCAGAAATATTATACGGCATCTCTCTATAAACGGATACTTTATTGCTTCTACTGCTCAGGGTTCTTCTGTTGTAGATGGAGTAGAACTTCATCAAACTAGATGGTCTAATGCAGAATGGAGAAAATTTATTGAAGACAATTTTCCAGAATTAACTCCTGTTGATCTTGGTCTTACTCCTTCATCTTTAGTAAGATATGATTTCAATGATCCGTCAATACTAACATACCAACACAAATAATATGCCAACATTACAAATGGCTCCTGAAGAACAGGAGATTGATCCAAATAAAATACGACCGATGCGAAACATGATTCTGGTTAAATATGAAAAACCAGACTGTGAACTCCATTCAGGCATAGTCATACCTGAATTAGCACATCTTGAATTAGGTCCAAGAAATGCAACAGTAGTAGCTGTTGGACCTAATATGAAAGATCTTAAAAAAGGTGACAAGGTTTTAGTTAAACCATATGGAACTCAAAAGAGATTTGGAGATACACATGCATTATATCTACCTGATGAAGTTTACGGTATCCGACAATAAAGTCAGCTAACCGCCAGAGATAGACTAACTTCATAATTAGAGTTAGTCTATCTTATTTCTGGCACTCTTTCTGCTATAAGACACTTGCCACTGAGCGAAGTGTGGGCAGCTTCAAAAATTCCACCACTTATTAATTGGTTTGGGTGGGCCAAGTAACCTAAACATAGATTAACTTAATAAGTATATGCCTGTAACGACAATGCCAGCGATTGATGCAGACATTTGCTCAGGTTGGAGCCAACAGCAAATTGATCTGTATAATGTATTGCCGTTTTACTTTGCTAAAATGCAAGTAGAACGACGTAAACATTGGACCATCTATAATAAGTTTTGTGGAAAACGTAGATGGCAAGCGAATCAAGGTGATATTATGCGCCTTGTTCGTAAAGAACCTTCTCCACATATTCGGCAATTCGCAATGCCTAAAACTCTTGTTGGAACTCCAAAAAGAGATATTATGGACGTTCGCGAAGTTAAAGCGGATGTGCAACTTTACAGACACCGATTTGAATCTCCTGTCTTGAACTTTGTTCCTGACTTTCGAGATTTCATGACGGATCACGTAGATGCACATGGTAATGATATCATGGAGAAAATTGAACGATTTGAAGATATTTATATTCGTTCAAATATCTATCATCAATCTCCGTATATTCTTATCTGCAAACCGAATGATGTTGAACTTGTTGTAGCTCCTCAATGGGCTGGAACAGGAACATTCACTGATGGTGTAGATGGTAAGAATACACCGTTCATGATTACACAACTTGCAAATGTTAATGGTAATCTTAGTCTTCTTGCTCTTAATAAGGCTATTACTATTATGGAAAACGATCTTCGTGTTCCTCCTTTCAAGGGAAGTTCTCTTCCTACTGAAAATGCAGGATTGCAAGATAAGTATGCACTTGTGAATGAGAGCGAAAGTTACAATCAGTTTACTTTCGATCCTTATTTGCAGGCCAACAAGAATTGTAATCTTGATGTTGTTCATTCAACATTCAAGGGTGATTTGTTTGGTCGTTTAACTTGCAAACTTGAAGATTTGCCTCTTCGTTGCACTTCTGAAGCTGTATTTCATGAACCTGAACTTCGAGTTGGAGCAGGTCTGAATATTGGTGAAACAGTTGGTAACGATTTGTATAATCTACCACAAAATTCGCCTTATGGTATCGGAATTTTGTTTGGTGCTCAAGGTTATGATGCTGTTGATGTTGGCCCTCCGCCAGCTAAATTTGCATCAGATAATCCGCCAGATAATTTCGCTGCAATGAAATGGAATGCGGAAGTTCGCCTTACCAAGAAATTCCTTCTGGAATGTGTTGGTGATGATGGTATTGTTCGCTACGAAATGAACACTTATGGTGAAAACCTTAAGTATATTTCGCAAGCTGCCTTTGGTGTTGCTGGTAAACAACGCAGAAATGCTACTCCAATTATTTGGCTGCGCAAACGTGGCGTTGGTCCATAAGCAATATCAAATTAACATTATAAACCAATACTAATAATATGAAGAAAAAGAACAAAAAAATTAAATCATATCTGTTTCCAATCATGGCATTTCTGATGCTATCTTTTGGAATCACTCAAGGAGCAGTAGTTACGGGCACTTATGTAGGTGCCCCAACAACTAATGCTCTTGTTCGAACAGGTTACGCAATTGTTTCAACAGTAGTATTGTCTACTACAAATGCACTTGGTTCTATGGTGCATTTTATTGACAATACGAATACAACTACTGTTATTACAAATGCGGCATTTACTAATCGCATTGTTTACACATCGAATCTAGTGAATAATTATGTAACAACCACAGGTGTTACTAATTTCTTTACTAATCGTGTGCAAATTTCGCAAGTAGTAGTTGCTCCTGCTGCAACAAACAATCTACCGCACGTAGCGGTATATTTTGTTCCCGGTCCAAATCTACCACAAATATATACTTTGGACGCAATTTTTGCAAAGGGAATAGTTATCTCGAACAGCACTCCGGGAGTAACTATAGCGGCTACATACCGCGGTCCTTGAGCAAATAAAACTGGGAGAGCTGCTTCTTTTAGTTGAATGTTAGTGTTGGCATTTAACTTGTCGTAGAGAAGTAGCTCTCCCTAAATTAAAAATAATATGAGAAATTTACTAATTTTATTAACCGTTGGTGTGATTCTTTACTTTTGTGTTGGCGCTACTACACAAGTCAATACTGCATCTCCTACTTTAGTTACTAATGTAGTAACAAATCTTTCTGTTACCAGAACTAATTCTACTAATTTTCTTGCGGCTTTCGTTCTTCTCGAAACTAATATAATTGTTGCATCTGGCACTATAGATTTTCCTAGCACCGCAGCAGGGACAGCAAATGAATCAAATATAACAGCTACAGGAGCTTTACCGGGAGATTGTGTATTTCTTGGTGTTAATCCTTCTGCTATGAATTTTGCTGCAAGTGCTCCAGATCAAGAGCCATACCATTATTTTGCTTATGCAAGCAATAATATAGTAATTATAAAATTTGTAAATGCCCATGTTGTAAATAATCATAATCCTCCATCAGCAACGTTTAAAGCAATTGTATTTAAACCATAATGATACCAGCAGATGACATGAAAGAAAGTGTTGTAGAATTATTTTGCAAACTTGGTGGAATGTTAGTAGGTGGTGGCGGAATAATTGCAGTAATTCAAATTTCTGAAGTAAAAGATTGGGTGTCCATTGTGCTTGGTTGTGTAACTGGATTTTGTTTACTAACAACAACTTTTCATTCATTATTCTGGAAAAATAGAAAACGAAAAAGAAAAGAATAGTATGTCTGAAGAAGTTAAATTAGAATCAAATGGAAATTCTAAAATGTTTGGAGTTTCTATCAGAGCTTGGATTACTGTTTGGTTTGATTTTATAGTTCTGGGTGTTTGGGCAGCGAATCAAATTTTTGCATCTATTGGTTGGACAATTCCAGATACAAAAATAGATGAACCTCTTTATACTATTTTTGTAGCAGTTAATACTTATTACTTTAGCACTATAAAACAAGGTAAATGAGCCAGCAAAGAATAACTAAGTCTAAATCTGTTGCTTTCGGTGGGAGAGCAAGAGTTAAGTCAGTTATCGCTCCGCCCGATAGCTCTCTTTACTCTTCTCCCACTGAACACCCTAAACGGGATGCAGAATTTATTGACAAGATAAATTATTATCTTGCTCTGCCTACTTTTAGTTTTGATAATTTTACAGTTGATGTTACAGCAGAACCGGTAGCATTATTTCGCTACACTCTTCCAGAATCAATTTCGATAATTGAAATTCCAGAAAGAGATGCTGATGTAAATTACAATTTGGTAATTGTAATTGATGGAGTTCGTTATAAAGTCTGGAATGAAAATGAATTTGCATTTCCAATAACCCTTTATACTGGACAAAGACTTGGTCTTGAGTTTGATATTGAAATTTGGGCAACTAACTCTGATCCTGTAATTTCGAATGAAGAGATTAGAATGAGAACTTCTACTCTTCTCGATCCAGATCAATGTGAACTTTCTTGTGTAGACACTTCTGATATACAAGAAGCTTATTCAATTTTGATTCCATTTCAATATGCCAGTTTTGCAGAAAACATTACATTTGCACTAAGTTTCAGTGGTGGATATTTTGAACTTGAATTAGAAGAATTTATGGACTCTGGAACTTTTAGTGCTGCTTTGACTGGAACTGAATATGCTCCAACATTTGATTCAACTCTATTTACATTTGATTCCAGCATACTAACTTTTGATACAATTGCAACCTAATTATGGCTAAACAAACAATAGGTCTTGGTGCAGCTCCTGATGACAATACAGGAGATAATTTACGTCTTGCTGGAGACAAAATTAATGATAATTTTGATGAACTTTATGCTCTACTTCAAAAAGCATCATTAGGTATTAATACTGTTGATCGTTCAGTTCATGCGCATCAAGGTGGATTTACTACAATTGGTGATGGTTGGCAAACTACATTAACTGCACAACCAGGTTTTGTTGGTGATGATAATATGCCTCAGGGCAGAGAAATAGAAACTTCTACTACTCTTGACACTGATGCATTTTTTGAGACAAGTCAGGGTGGAACTGCACCATTTCAATTTCGTTCAATAACAACTCAAGCTTTATTTATTGGACGACCTAAACAAATAACTGGAAATCGTGTATGGCTTGGCTTTACAGATTTAACTGGAGTAAATCATTTCAATGGTGGTGATGTTCCAGTAGCAAATATTGCAGCGTTTAGATCGACAGGTGGTGAAACTTGGAAAGCAGTAGTTAGTAATGGTGTTAGCACAACTACAGTTGATACTGCTATAGCTGTTTCAACAACTACTGCTCAAGTTCTAAGAATTGAGTGGGAATCTGGTGGTGCAGAAGTTAGATTTTATATTAATGCAACATTAGTTGCAACTATTACTACTAATCTTCCCACTCAAGGAACTAACATGCGATATGTTGCAGGTGTTAGTAATACTGTTGGTGGAGCGGGAACAGCGAGATCACTGATTGTTCTTGGTATAAAAACCAGAGAAACTATCTTTACTGCTATATGAGAAAAATGATTTTTAAACAATTTCGTGGAATTTTTCTTTCAAATATTTATATTCCAGTATCTGATCTTTGCCTTGAAGGTAAAGTTCAATGCTCAGTAATTGATGGAAAAACAAAAAAGATTATCCGCGAATATCCCGAACAAAAGAATCTAATCCTTAATCAAGGGATGGATAATTTTGCGTCTAACGATTTAGCCGACTTGTATCTTTATGCAGTAGCTGGAACTGGAACAACTCCAACGTCTGATGATAGCGGAGCTACAACTGCTTCTCAAACTTTGACTACAGTTACATTAGCTGGTGGAGCTTTTACTCTTACTGATACTGCAACTGATGCAGGAAAGATGATTAAATGGGATTCTGGCCAAGAAGCTAGAATTGTAACTGTTTCTAGTTCTACTGTTGCTGTTGTTACTCCAAGTCAAAGTGTAGGTTCTGGTGAATTTACAGTCTATCGCACTAACCAGACAGGTTTAACTACAGAAGTCAAACGTTCAAACACATATTTTACAGGTGCTGGAAATTGTGGTGTAACTTATGATGATTCAACTGGAAGAATTTCTGGATTTCGCACTTACGATTTTAGCACTGAAGTTGGTTCTGTAACTTACAATGAAATTGGATTTTCAGTCGTTGCAACTGTTGCGTCCAATCTGAATATAAGAATCAAATTAACTAGTGGCATTGCTCTTACTGTTGGTCAACAACTAAGAGTTAAATATACACTTAGTATAACTCAGTCTCCAGCAGTTTCTGCTGCAACAATAGCTGTTTCTCCAATTACTGGATGGTTAACTGCGACTGGAACAACTAAAATTCAACATCATGGACTTTCATTTCCAGATGAATCCACCGGTGCAACTACTTATGATGTAGTGCAATCACAGAATTCTTTTGGTGGAGAACCTAGCAGAATAGTTAGCATTAAAATCAGCAGTTATGCTAATGGTCATGCTCCTTGGAGGGATCAAGGTGGAATAAGTGGTGATATTTATTCTGAAAATTGTGCTCTTTCAAGCTATACATCACTTGATTTCTACAGAGAAAAACAAGTCGGTCTTGGACTTCTTGAAGGTAATTCTGCCAGTGTCAATTCGTTGTATATTTCAACTAATGCTAACACTACTCCATTCTTTCGTTACCTTTTAACCAATACTCAAACAAAAGACGATAATCATATTCTCCAGCTTAATTTCCGTATAACTTGGGGAAGAACATTAGCCTAATATGCCATTAGATTTCATTTTAACTAAAGTTGCTTCAGATTATGGAGCAAGTAATTTGGATGGAAATCCAGATATCAAAGCTCTATTAATAGATACAATCAACGAAGCTGCTGAAGAAGTGTGGGAAGAAAAAGATCTTCCCGGTTGT